CTCCACCAACACTATTCGGACAGAACATACATGATAACGGATGATAATAATTTATAGTATAACCAGTTCCATGACTTTTACCAAATGAAGTAATCAACATTTCTGCAACCAACAATCTAAACAATAAGCTATGACTATGCCCTCTAGCTACTAAGGATGCATATTTAGCTCTCTTTTGTGCTATATCTGATAATCCACCTTGCCTTTTTGATACTCTTTCTGATGACACTATTTGCATCTGCTGTAAGGGAATGTAACTACCATAAATAAATTCTTTCTTTAAATATTCAGCCATGAACTTCCTAAACTTCACCTTATCTGTATTTAATTCCAAACCATTACTTGAAGCCGTATTAGATGAAATATTAATATATTGTTTTACATTTTCTAAGTTATCATCAGTCACTCTTACTATTCCTATATAATCATCACCTAAAATGAATCTCTTTTCCAATTTAAAATAATTACCTATAGGATCAAATTTTATATTCTCCCATCTTAAATCATCATTTGCTTTATTTGTCACACTATTATAAGCTAATGTAATATATTCCCCAGAACCAAGCCAATGACAGTATATGATTGAATTATCTAAATCACCAAGACTAAATCTTCTATTAAAAATTGTATCTGAACCCCAAAGATATTCTAATAACCCAAAATATGAATCAAACATCACTCCATCTTCCGTCACCAAGTAACCCTGTGACTGTCCTTTAGCATCGAATGCCTGTCTTGCTCCTTCTAACTGATATCTTCTTGGATTATAAAATTGTTGTGTGTAATCAAACTTTCCAAAATCTGAGCTATCTTGGTAAACACTTCCATCTGAACTTGCTCTCATCCACAAATGGTGATCTAAAATGATATTCCCTGTCTCTAAACCAGTAGTAAATTGCATAGCCCAATCAGCCGATCCTATCTCCCCAAGTTTATCAGTCATTACATCATATATTTTCACCACACAAGATGATGATAATCCAAAATCCCATGGAGGCATTCCATAAATACATCTAGTAGCTCTACCAACAGTATCCCTGTACCCAACTCTACCTATAAATTTATGCCATGATACTGGATTATACGCTATACTTGGTTTAAACATAAAAGAATTAATTTTTGATGTAGATGATATAATCAATCCCTTACCATAATCCTTACCATCTATTATATTATGATCTCTACTATATGTATTTGGTACTAAATCACTTGGAACGAATAATACCGTTTTATCACTCAAATTTAAACCTGCAGATTTTGTCGTCATAATTTGAGGTAGTCTTTTCAAGAATTCATATTCTGAAGGTATCTTTATAGTTTCAAATAAGTATCTCCATTCTGATATCAATTTATCCTTAAAACTATAATCTTTATCCTCTAATATTGTTACTTCCTCTACATCTTTAATCGTAGTCAGAGCTGGTTCAGTTCGTGTAAAACCGGCAAATCCCACAATACGCCTTAATGTTTGGAGCAGAATACAATTTTCTTTATTAAAATCCGCTTTTATTAAAAAATCAAATACTTGTGAACTTAATTTTAACCCTTCTG